GTCTTTCTTTTTTATTGCTAAAATGGGAGTAGGGGGGGTATACATTTAACTTGAAATGTATGTGACCTTTCCTTTTTCAACAAAAACATGAGTTGAGTTACAAATACTGCATTTTTGATAAACGTATTGCGTAGACTCTCCATATTTAGAATAGCGTTTATGTGTAGAGCCATAAATAGGCACTTCACCCCATGAGCATAGCAAAGCAGTTTTGCTCATGCCGACAAAAATACTTTTTTTCTGCACGCTTGATAGTTCTCTTGGCGTTAGGATATTTCTGCGCTTTATTTCATTTAGGAGATTTTCGTTTGGTCGGTAATAGAACGCCACACACAAACGATCATCCGAGACAATAGCAAGATTTTCTGGCCCATAATTGGAAATCGCATAAGGGCTGCCGGCGCAAGCTGACAAAAATGGTATTAACAACAGTAATCTAAACATGAGGTATACAACTCCTTTGTATTAAAACTATGGCAGGTAGAAAACGCACTCCAGACGCACTCAAGATTATAAAAGGCACGTTTAGAAAAGATCAAGCGCACGATCAAATTGAGGTTGATGTTGGAGTACCTGATTGCCCGGATTGGTTAAACAGCGAAGGTAAAAAATACTGGTCTGATGTTGCGCCATTTTTGCAAGAAAACAATCTAATTTCTGTTTGTGATCTCAGCAGCTTTTCACTGCACTGTGACTCATACGGCCTGTTTGTTGAAGTGTCAAAGCGCATTGAAAACCTTGATTCAATGATTGACGCAACGCCACAAGGTTACGAGGTGCAAAGCGTATTAGCTCAAATCCGCAACAAGCTGTGGGATCAGGTGATGAAATCAAAAGATGCCTTTGGCCTGAGTCCGCAGGCACGATCAAGCATTAAGGCCGAACCAACCAAAGAAAAACCAAAAAATCAATTTCAGAATATTTAAATGAGTCAAGATCAAGATAGCGGATTTTTTATTTTGGCAATTGATGATGGAATGGCGCTGTTTTTGTCGTCTTTTAAACTGATGAATTTTACGTTAAATAATGATGGCGAAGGCGCTAACTGGTCTGATTCAACCTACAGTGGCAAATTACTTGCTAAAGCAACAGGTTTGAGTGAGCGATCTATATCAAAATATTTCGATATAGCAAGCATGCTTGGAATGATTAAAGCAGACGGCACGGTTCATCCAACCGCAGAGCGTTATGTAAAAGCGCTAATAAAAGCAAAAATTTCAAAAATTAATTAAATATCAAAATATTTTTATATAAGAGTTTTAATGCTAACAATAAACTATAAAAAAACCAACTTATTGGTTCCTTACATCAACAACTCGCGCACACATAGCCAAGACCAAATTAAACAAATTGCTGGCAGTATTAAAGAATTTGGATTTACCAACCCAATATTGCTGGATGCGGAGAATGGTGTAATTGCAGGGCATGGTCGGTTGATGGCGGCTGATGTTTTAGGTCTAGATGAAGTGCCTACCATTACCCTTCATGGGCTAACAGAGGCGCAGCGTAAAGCGTACGTTATTGCGGACAATCAATTGGCAATGAATGCTGATTGGGATCTGGATGTTTTAAAAGCAGAAATGGAGCGTTTAACAGAAATGGATTTTGATTTAAATATTTTAGGTTTGGGTGAGGATATGCTTGCAGGGCTTATGGAAGAAGAGCCTGCCGCAGGTTTAACCGATGAGGATGATGTACCTGAAGTAGAAGATGACCCTGTAACGGTTGAGGGTGATGTTTGGATATTGGGTAATCACCGCCTAATGTGTGGCGATTCTACCAGTATCGATGCAGTAGATAAGCTAATGGCAGGTAACAAGGCTGATATGGTGTTTACTGATCCTCCCTATGGTGTGAGTTATCAGTCAAATATGAGAACAAAATCAGACAAGTTTGACGTTATAAAAAATGATGATGTTTTTTTAGACGTGGCGCCAGTTATTGAGGCTTGTTCTGTTGGTTGGGTTTTTGTTTGGACAAGTTGGAAGGTGCTGACAAAGTGGATTGATCTTTTTGATGGATTTGGCTACCCAACTAATCAGGTGATCTGGTTCAAAGGTGGTGGTGGCATTGGCGATTTAAAAAAGACATTTTCAAGCGATTATGAAACTGCGCTTGTGTGGCATCGTGGCGCTGAATTAACTGGAAAAAGAATCGGAAGCGTTTGGAAAGTAGATAAAGATGGGGCTTCATTATATAAACATCCAACACAAAAGCCTGTTGCTCTGCCTGAAGAAGCTATAGATAAAACAACAAAAGTTAAAAACAAGGTGCTTGATCTATTTGGTGGATCAGGGTCAACACTGATTGCTTGCGAAAAGATTAACCGCTATTGCCGCATGATGGAGCTAGACCCAAAATACTGCGATGTCATTATTAAGCGCTGGCAGGACTATACGGGAAAAGACGCCATACTTGAGTCTACAGGCGAAACTTACGCCAGCCAAGTAAATGGCTAAAGACTACGAAAAAATTGCGCTAGATTATGCTGGAGCCGTGGTCGATGGTGAAATTTTAGCCTGCAAATATGTCATTCAAGCCTGTCAGCGCCAGCTTGACGATTTGGATAGAGAAGATTTTAACTATTACTTTAACCCATTAATGACAGATGAGCAGGGGCGAGAGTATCGGCCAGGTAATCGGGTTTGTGCGTTTATTGAGTGCTTGACTCACGTCAAAGGCAAGTGGGCAAGAACACCGATTAAACTGGAGCCGCCGCAAATATTCTGGCTGATGTGTATATTTGGTTGGGTAAATGATGATGGTTTCAGGCGCTTTAAAACTGCTTATTTGGAAGTGCCACGAAAAAACGCAAAATCTACTTTATTGTCAGGCGTTGCCCTTTATTTGCTCTGCGCTGATGGTGAAGGTGGTCCGGAAGTTTATAGCGCGGCAACAACGCGAGACCAGGCAAAAATAGTCTGGCAAGACGCTCACCGCATGGCTGAAAGAAATTTGCCACTGCGCGAATTTTACGGCGTTGAAACGTCTGCCAATGCTGTCTCCGTTCCCGATAATGCTGGCATATTTAAAGCGTTGTCGCGTGATCAAGGCGGTAATTTAGACGGATTAAACACCCACGGCGCGGTAATCGATGAGCTACACGGCCACAAAACCCGCGATGTGTGGGACGTTGTTGAAACGTCTACAGGGTCGAGAGAGCAGCCATTGATTTTTGGCATTACCACCGCCGGTTTTAATCGTTCTGGCATTTGTTATGAGCAGCGAACCTATCTCACCAAAATTCTGGACAGAGTAGCCGAGGATGATAGCTATTTTGGCATGATTTACACCTTGGACGAGGGCGACGATTGGACGGACTCGGCAGTTTGGGCAAAAGCAAACCCTTTGTATGGCGTATCGGTCAACCCCGAAGATATTGAGAGACTGTGCAGAAAGGCTCAACAAATGGCCTCTGCAACGAATAACTTTCTTACTAAACGGTTAAATGTGTGGGTAAACGCTGGAACCGCATGGATGGACATGCGCGCTTGGGACAAATGCGCTGATCACAATTTAAAGATCAGTGATTTTGCCGGTGAGGATTGCCACATTGGTATCGATTTGGCAACAAAAAATGATATTGCCTGCTTCAATGTCACTTTTAAAAAAATTATTCAAAACGAAGAACATTATTACGGTTTTACATTTAATTTTTTGAATGAAGAGGCCATTGAGGACGGGCGAAATTCTCAATATTCAGGATGGGAGCGAGCAGGCCACTTAATATCTACCGATGGCAACGTAACTGATCACAAGCATATTGAATCGCAGATCAGAGAAATTGCCAGCCAGTACAAGGTGATAAGTTGCGCCTATGACGATTGGCAAGGCCAATATATTGCTAATAATTTGATGGATGATGGCCTAAACATGGTCAATTTTAAGCAAAACACCGGCAACATGCATGAACCCATGAGCGAATGGGAAGCGCTGGTTTTGCAGGGTCGTTACCATCACAACGGTTGCCCAGCCATGACGTGGATGGTATCCAATGTGATAGCGCATAGAAATGTCTCAGATCACATTTACCCGCGCAAAGAAATGTATGAAAACAAGATTGATGGCGCGGTCGCGCAAATAATGTCACTAGGTCGATGGCTTACTGACCGGCAAAAACCCCATGCATACTCAGACAGAGGTTTAAGAGGTTTTGATTGATTTTATAAAAAAGATTAACCCTTTCAAAAGCGCAGAAAATGCGACATTGAAAGAAGCGGAATGGTGGCGCCAACAAATGTTTGCTGCCTCTGCAAGTTCTGGAGTTGCCATAAACGAAAGCAACGCCATGAGAATAAGCGCGGTTTATGCTTGTGTTCGCGTGATAGCTGAAACCGTTGCTGGTTTGCCGGTCAGCGTATATAAAAAAACACCAGATGGTCGGGAGCTAGTTGAGCACCCATTAAACCGCTTGCTAGGCGTACAGCCAAACAATATTAACACCGGGTTTGAACTGCACGAATTTAAAGTGACAAGTTTAAGCCTTTACGGTGATGCATATTCGCAGAAAGTTTTAACCAACGCCGGTCGCATTGGCGAATTAATACCGTTGCAACCGCAATATATGTCCGTTGATGTTGGTCCATCGGGAAAATTGGTGTTTGATTACCAAGCGCCGGGGGAATCTAGAACTTTCCAGAATGATCAGATATGGCGTTGCATGGGCATGTCTCGCGATGGCGTAAATGGTTTGTCTCCCATTGCCCTAGCGCGTGAAAATCTTGGTATTGCGGCGGCGGCAGAGCTATCAGCCGCAACTATGTACGCAAACGGCATTAATGCTGATTTAGCGTTTAAATATCCCGCGCAAATGCCGGAGGAAATCTTTCAACGAGTAAAAGAGCAGTTAGCAGATCACCACGCTGGAGCAAAAAACAACAAAAAGCCGCTATTGTTAGAGGGTGATATGGACGTGAAAACGCTCAATATTAGCGCCCAAGATGCTCAATTTTTAGAATCAAGGAAATTCCAAATTGCTGAAATTGCTCGAATGTTCCGAGTGCCTATGCATAAGTTAAATGAGTTGGAAGGCGCAACTTTCAGCAATATTGAACACCAAAGCATAGAATTTGTGACTGACACCATTTTACCTACTGTTAAACGGCTGGAAACCTCTATTGCGCGTGATTTATTGACGCGCAGAGAGCAGGATCAGGGTTATTTTGTTCGATACAACCTCGATGGCTTATTGCGCGGTGATTTTAAAGCGCGAACCGAGTCCTACGACAAAGCGATCACAAACGGCTGGATGAGCCGCAACGAAGTACGCAAAAAAGAAAATCTTAATCCAGTGGAAGGCTTGGATGATTATCTAGTCCCATTAAATATGGGCAACGGCCCCGATAATGCGGAAAACAGCGCAACAGTTCTTAATTATTTGGCAAAAAGGGAAGTCAGAGACACGCGAAAAGATAAAAACCCAACGGAATGGGCTGAAAAGTTTTACACAAAACACGCTGAATTATTGGTTGAGGATTTTGGTGTCACACAGGATAACGCGGTTGCTTATGCCACTAAGCGAATAAAGCAAATTTTAGCCGGTGAAACATTAGATATTGGGCAAGTAAAAACAGATTTGGGGCAAATATTATGAACGAAATAATGATTTATGGCGCTATAGGCGAAAACTTTTGGGAGCCTGAAAAAAGTCTTACCGGCGAAACAGTTAAAAACCAACTGCCCGAGGGTGATGTTACTGTCAGAATCGACTCACCTGGGGGTGATGTGTTTGCAGGATTGGCGATTTACAACCTGTTAAAACAGCATGATGGAAAAATTACTGTTTACGTTGACTCTTGGGCAGCTAGTGCTGCCAGTATTATTGCGATGGCTGGCGATGAAGTTTATATGCCAAAAACCTCTATGATGATGATCCATGATCCTTGGACAATGGCGGTCGGTGACGCTGCTGAAATGACCAAGACAGCGGAAATGCTTGACCAAATTAAATCTGCGTTAATTCCAGCTTATACAGACAAAACCGGGCTATCTGACGAAGAAATTGGCGCAATGATGGAAGCTGAAACGTGGATGACAGGCGCAGAAGCGGCAGACAAGGGCTTTGCAACCCTTATCGATGGCGAAGCCAAGCAAACAACCTCAAACAGCGCTATGCCGTGGATTAAAAACGCGCCAAAAGTTGAACCGATCAAATCAGAGATAGCGGATCCGGTTATTGAGCTATCACCTTATAAAGTCGCACTAGAAAAGCGCAGACTTGATCTAATGTAATTCGTCGGTGTATTCCGACCACAGACCGCCTATCGGGGCGGTTTTTTTATGTCCGAAATAAAGGTATTTATTATGAAAACACAAGAATTATTGGAAAAACGCGCTGGCATTATTGCCAACATGCGCGAAGTGCTGGACGTTGCTGACGCAGCTAACCGCGATCTTAACAGTGACGAGCTATCAAAATATGAGGCGATGGAATCAGACATTGCAAGCATCGATAACCGCGTCAAAAACGCAAAAAGACAAGACGCTTTGGAAGCTACTCTTGACGGATTGCGCGACAAGCCTGCAACGCCAGTGATTGAAAGCGCGTCAACGTCTAAGTTTGGCAAAGAGTACGGTGATGCTTTTTATAACGCCATGCGTTTTGGTACTTCTGCGGCTGATCATACTGTTATGAACGCACTTCAAGTAGGCACGAACTCAGAGGGTGGCTTCATTACACCCGAAAGTTTTGAAACTGCTTTAATTGCAGCATTGCAAGACATTAGCGAGATACGACAGTATGCCAATGTCATACAAACTGCGTCTACACGAAACATTCCAGTTGAATCCAGTCTCGGCACGGCGACTTGGACAGCAGAAGAAGGCCAATACACTGAGTCAGATGCGGCATTTGCGCGAGTGCAGCTAGAAGCCCACAAACTGGCAACCATCACCAAGGTCTCCGAAGAGCTTTTGCAAGATGCGTTCTTTGATGTTGAGTCTTACCTAGCCACTAACTTTGGCAAGCGTTTTGGCCTAGCCGAAGAAGCGGCTTTTGTTAATGGTAACGGATCGGGTAAGCCTACAGGTATTGTCGGCGGTTCGTCTGCCGGTGTAACTGCGGCCGGTGCAAGTGCAATCACTACTGACGAGCTAATTGAT